TGAGACTGCCGGGCGTAAATCTGGAGCTGATGGTCAAAACTGGGTTGGCCCTAAGGGTGGTGGTCGGGATGTCAGCCGATCCAATAACCCTGAGGCCGGAAAAATATTTATAGGATCCATGGGGCCTTTATACGGCAAGGGCAAGGATCGTGGTCGCCTCATATTCAAGGCATGGGAACAGGATCACGGCAAGGCTTACATTGGCGTTATTAAAGCGATTGATAAGGCAACCACAACATTCAACACCACAGGCGGTGCTGGAACTAAATCAGGATATGCGCTGGGGGCCTAATGTCTAATTTACTAGTTAATGCGGTTGCCACCTGGAACGGCAAGGCTCTGCAAAAGGGTCAAAAGCAAATCAGCGGTTTTGATAAATCAGTCAAGAAGCTAGGCAAATCCTTTGCTGGCGTGTTTGCCGCGCAGAAGATTTTGGCCTACGGAACGGCCTCAGTTAAGGCATTTGCAGCCGATGATAAGGCCGCCAAGGTACTGGCTAAATCCCTGGACAATCTAGGCCTAAGTTACGCCAACCCACAAATCAAAGATTTCATAAGCACCTTGGAGAGTCAGTTCGGTGTTTTAGATGATCTACTTCGCCCGGCTTATCAGAAGCTTGTTACCACCACAGGCGATTGGAGAAAGTCTCAGGATCTACTAAAGACTGCCTTGGATCTGAGCGCAATGAGTGGATCCGATGTCGTTTCAGTATCCGATGACTTAGCCAAGGCTTATGCCGGAAACACGCGTGGATTGCTCAAATATGGATTAGGTATAAGCAAGGCTCAATTGGCCACGATGTCATTTGAAGACATTTTAAAGCAGGTGGCCAAAGTTTCAAGTGGTCAGGCACTTATAGCTTCAGATTCATACGCTGGTTCTTTGGATAAACTACGGGTTGCAGCCGCTAATGCTTCAGAGGTTATTGGCAAAGGTTTGCTTCAAGCCATGACGGAATTAGGTGGGGCAAATGGATTCGATGGGGCACTTAAAGGTATAGATGCCTTTGCCAGGGGTATCTCCGATGCAATCATTGGCCTGGAGCGTCTATACACAATTGCCGGGTTCTTTATCAATAACAAAAAAGGCACAAACCCGATCACTCAAATGAACGAGTTCAACAAGGCAAATGCCAAGAAAGACATGCTGGAGCGTCAAAAGTACGGTGGGGCCGCAGCTAACAAATACATGGCAGAAGCGGATAAGGCCGCTGCTCTTAAATTAAAAAAGGCGAAGGCAGACGAACTTGCCATGCTTGCCAATAAGAACAAGGCAACGCGCGAAGAAGCCCAGATGAAAAAGGATCAGGCCGCGCTGGATGCTCTCAAGGCTAAGTTCGACATTGAGCGTATAGGCCTCAACGCGGCTCTAAACCAGGCGACTGACGAGGAGACCAAGGCGCGCATTCGCGCTCAAATAGCCATCTTGGATGAGACTGGCAAGACTGCCCAAGCTGCCAATGATGCCTTAGTCAAAGCGCAAGCGGAAAAGTTAGATCAAGAAATTAAGGCTGGCAAGGCTTTGGAATTCTTGGCTATACAAGCCGGTGCAGCTGGAACTGGAATTGTTAAATGGATTTCTTCTCTTGAAATGACTAAAGAGAAGTTTGGCAATGCCGGAGCAACAGGCCCATTTGCGGGAGGCCCCGCAGCGGTAAAACCTGATAATAGTGGAGCCATCGGATCTCAAGGTGGAGGAACAACCACGGATGCTCAAAAGTGGGCACAAGAAATCTTCAAACCTGAGACAAATTTAGTGCCGATTCCGGTGTACGGAGCAGGATCTGGTGGAGGAGCAGGCCAAGGTGAGGGTCAAGTTCCAGCGGCTGCTTTCCAAGTGGTAGTCAATACCGGCCCATCAATGGCGGATGAAAATACAATTGTGGACGCAGTTCAAATGGCTCTCAATGAAATAGCGCGCCGTGGATACTTAACGACTTATGCAGGGGCCTTACCAGCATGACGCTGCCAGTAGTAAACGCTTACATTAACTTCAGCACTGGCCCTAGTTTCGCACAAACCATGATTTTAGATCAAGGCATACTTGATACCAATATCCTCGCTGATGCGGCATCGGTAATTGTAGATGTATCTGATGTCATTAATTCAATTAACACTAAGCGCGGAAGAAATGCGCAGGCTGATCAATTCCAGACAGGCACGCTTTCTCTTAGAATTGTTGACCAAAACGGAGACTTCAACCCAATGAACAGTGCGGGGCCGTATTATCAGCTTCTTACACCGATGCGTAAGGTGCAGATTACGGCCACTTACGGCGGAGTGACATATCCCGTCTTTAGCGGCTTCATTACTTCTTACTCAACCTCCACGCCTCAATCGAGCGTGGGAGATGTCGTTTACACCACAATCAACGCAGTGGACGCTTTTAGATTGGCCCAGAATGCTCAGATTTCTACCGTGGCGGGCACTAGCGCAGGTCAATTAACTGGGGCAAGGATTAACAATCTGCTGGATCAAATTGGCTGGCCTACTTCCATGAGGGATGTAGATCCGGGACTTACGACGGTGCAGGCTGATCCGGCTACAGCTAGAACGGCACTTCAGGCCTGTCAGACGGTTGAGACAACCGAATTCGGAGCTTTCTATGTCGATGCAAGCGGATCATTTGTCTTCCAAGATAGGAACCTGACGGTTTCTAGCGTAGCTGCGGCCCCGGTAGTCTTCAATGACAACGGCACGGCAATCGATTATTTTAACGCCACTTGGGTCACAAATGACACGCTGGTGTATAACGAGGCAAATATCACGGCTACGGGACTGGCTACCCAGAATGCGTCAAATGCGGCAAGCATCGCTAAATACTTCCTGCATTCCTATAACCAGCAAAACTTACTGATGCAAGATACAGCCACTGCCCTTAACTACGCTCAGGCTTATGTTGCCTCACGAGCTGAAACAAGCGTCAGATGTGACGAAATCCTCCTGGATTTATACACGGCAAATTATAATGCTGGCATCATTGCAGCCCTTGATTTGGATTACTTTGATCCAGTTACTATCACCACCAACCAGCCAGGATCTACAACCCTGACCAAGACTCTCCAAGTGTTCGGTAAATCCATGGAAATTACACCGAATTCTTGGCGGGTCAAAATGACGACACTTGAACCCATAATCGATGGTTTCATTCTAGACAGCACTTTATACGGTATTCTCGACACCAGCGTGCTGAGTTACTAAGGAGGAAAAATGGCAAAGCAAACCTTTACAACCGGGCAGGTTTTAACCGCAGCCCAAATGACATCGCTTCAGCAAACGGCTATGGGCGGCGGCTCGACTACTGCTAAGACCACCTCTTATGTTCTAGTAGCTGCCGATGCCGGAACAGTCGTACAAATGAACGCTGCCGGTGCAACCACAATCACAGTCAACACGGCTCTTTTTGCTGCGGGTGATAGTGTACAAATCCAAAATGTGGGTGCAGGTGTTTGCACAATTACGGCGGGAACTGCCACAGTCAGCACAAGCGCTGTTTTAACTCTTAAACAATACGATGCGGGTGTTTTATATTTCAACTCAACAAGTGCCGCCATTTTCTTTTCTAGTGATGCTGCGGATTCACCACTCACAACCAAAGGCGATCTTTTCACCTATTCCACGGTTAATGACCGTCTTGGAGTGGGCACGAATGGCCAGGTATTACAGGCGGATAGTACCGCTGCAACAGGCTTGAAATGGGCTACTGCAGGTGGAGGTGGCAAACTTTTACAAGTAGTTTATGCAAGTACTACATCTGGTACTACTATCTCAAGCACAACTTTTACTGATACCGGTTTAACGGCAACGATCACACCAACGCTTAACACAAGCAAAATCTTAGTTATATTTCATCAGCAATTACTTTATCAACAAAGCGTCACCAATCCGATAAACGGAACACAGGTAGAGTTATTTCGCGGTTCTACAGGCATTTTTAACACTACCGACACTTCAAAGACTGGCTCAATGCAAATTGAGGCTGGCGTTGGACTAACTGGAAATGTTAAATGGCAGGCTTTTATTTCATCTAATTATCTTGATTCACCAGCGACTACTTCTGCAACTACATACAAGATTCAAGCGGCTGGAAGTTCAACGGCTGGAAGTATGGCTTTGGTGGCACAAGGAAATGCAACACAATCAAATATCACACTTATGGAAATTGGTGCATAATGGAAGATTTAGAATTATTTGCAGCAATAAGAAAACTTAGGCCCGATTCTGAGTTTTCTTTTACGGATGCCGATTACTCAACTATAAAGTGGAATATTCTCAATGGAGATGCCCCAACACTTGCAGAGATTAAAACTGCATTGACAGAGATTAAAGCCGATGAAATTGCTAGAGCAGCAAAAGTTGAAACGGATAAAGCGGCATTACTAGCCAAATTAGGCATTACCGCCGATGAAGCAAAGTTACTGCTCAGTTAAGTGGAGACTAGTGTTAACGGCTGGCCAGCATCTAAGGATCAGGCTGAGATAGGGATAAAGTCTTATCCAGTACCGGGCACGGCAATCAAACTGCGTTGTGCGGGGGCGGTTGCGCCATTGCTGATTGGGTTGGCTGCTGAGTTTCACGAGCTGATAGAACCCTTGGATGTTGGATCACTTGATGACTGGGGATATTGTTACCGGCCAATCAGGGGAGAGACCACAAAGCTCAGCAATCACTCATCCGGCACGGCTTTGGATCTAAACGCGTCCAAGCACCCGTTGGGGCAAACAAATACATTTGATCCACTCAAGGTTCCAATGATCAGGGCCCTGGCCCATAAATATGGTTGCATCTGGGGAGGCGATTACAAGCACCGCAAGGATGAAATGCATTTTGAGATTAGCATTAGTGCAGCCAAGGCGGAGGCATTAATTAAGAAAATACAGGGAGACAAGAAATGAACTCACAACTCAAAACGGCGGCCTTGTCGTATCTCAGAGCTTCACTAGCTTCAGTAGCAGCTTTATATCTATCCGGTATCACTGACCCAAAGGTTCTAGTTAACGCATTGTTAGCCGGTTTCATCGCCCCTATCTTGCGCGCCATAGATCCTAAGGATGCAGCCATAACCGTAGGTAAGAAGTAAGATGGAAATCCAGGCATGGGTCGCCGTAATCGTAGGCGTTATGGCGATTCTGTCTGGGTTATATGCGGGGGTGCGCTTTATCGTGCGCTCAATCATGGCCGAAATAGGGCCCAAGGCTAACGGGCACAGCCTCAAAGAGCAGGTCAATAGGCTGGAAGCGCGCCTAGACCACATCTACACCATTCTGCTGGAGCGTTAGACACGCCGAACGCCGTTAATGTTGTAGATGTTGTACATCTCGTACATATCGTGTATGCTGGGTTTATCGCAACACGGCGATGTACACGAAGGGCCTCACATGTCTCAAACCTTACAAGAGAAGCTAGACAAAGTAGCGAAAGAGCTCGATCCAATACTGGCTGAATTGCTCGATGAAATCGCGGGTGATTAATATGTCAGCAAAGACGCAAACTCTGAAATGCGAATACTGCAACCGATTAGAGCCTTATTCAAAGGTTTTTACATTCACCAGCCCAATCACTCTTAGCCAACTGACCTGGGCGGTTTGTGACGATTGCTCGGTCAAGAGTATCCAACGATGAAAATCACCCTGGAACTCACTCAGAACGACTTTGAGCATTTGACTACAACCTCGATGCGGTGGGGCAAAGATTGGGAAAGCAAGGCAGGTCGCTTTGAGCCAATCCTGGACAACACCAAGATCTCTTACGCCTGGGCGTTTGCCCACTGGGTTGATACCTACGCGGATTACATCCTGGCGGCTGCCTTTCTCAAGTCAATCGCTGAAGCTCATGAAGCAGCCTTTGATATTGGCACGGGCGAAGTCGTAATCCTGACCGACTATCCCGGATCATGGAATGCGTTGTGAGCGTCATGGAACCTGAATACTTAAGCACCACGGAAATGGCTGCAATCTTAGAAGTCACTCCAGCTACCTTGCGCCGCTTGGTACGCGACAAGAAGATCACGGCTTATAAGCCCCTTGGCGGGCACTACCGATTCGACATGGACAAGACTATTCAAACCTTTTGGAGAATGGAAAGCGAGGATTCTAAGTGATTGATTTTCTTTCGACTTTATCTGATGCCGGTATCTTCCTAGGATCAGTCATAGTTTTAGGTTTGCCAATGATTGCAGGGTATTTGCTGGGCAAAGAGATAGGCCTAGATCAAGGACACAGAGCCGGGTTTGACTTAGGAAAGGCAGTGGGCAAGCGTGAATCCGCCAACAGTCAGCGATAATTCAGTCATAATCGCACGCAAGGCCAAACGCACATCGATTGATGCGGCAATCCGCAAGTATCCAGAGACTGGATCATTACGCCTAAAGATTTATGAGCTGCTGATTAGGGCCGGATTGCGAGGAGCCACGGATCAAGAAATCGAAGCGATCCTGTCTATACCCGGCAATTCAGTTAGGCCGTTGCGTAAGTCTTTAGAATGCCAGGGTTTCATAATTGACTCAGGCCTGACACGCAAGAATAACAATGGTAACCAGTGCATTATCTGGCGTGCCGTAGATGAAGGGATGATGTTATGAGCTTTAACATGGACGATTATGTGGATGTAGCTGAGCGCATGCGCAAGACCAAAGAGATTTACCCCGAAGGTGTATTTAGACCAGCCAACCCAGCTGAGCCATTTAAGATTGTAGAGATTGGCGGCGTTACCTATATTGCTTATACGGCAGCTTTCTATCGTGACCCGTTTGATCCTTGCCCTGCTATCGCTTGCGCGTGGGAAGAAGTACCGGGTCGCACCCCATACACAAAGGGCAGCGAACTGATGAACGCTGAAACCAGTGCCTGGGGTAGGTGTGCCATTGCAGTAGGCCTAGCTTCTAAGAAGATTGCTAGTGCCGATGAAATACGCAATCGCCAAGAAGCTCCAAAGGCTACGGTCACGACAATCAAAAAGACTGACCAGGAGCAATACGATCCATGGGCCACGCCAGCGGTTACGCCTGATGCCCTGGATGCCTGGCACTGCAAGCACGGTGATCGCGTAGTCAGGGAAGGCGAGAAGAACGGGCGTTCTTACTACGGCATGAGCTGCATGAAGACTCTTAACTCAGGCGAGCAATGCGAGACAAACTGGTTCGTACTCTCAGCTGAAGGCAAGTGGGTTCCAAAGATAGCGGCGGTGAAGTAATGGGAGAAATCACCTATACAGTCAACGGAACTGCCACGACAATTCACGATGATGGATCAACTACCGCCAAGCCAACAGGCCAAGTTATGTGCGATGGGTGCAGTCAGTATCAGTACCTCGACGGTGGGATTGCATACCGGGAACACGGGGAGACCGTCCTGTGGCTTTGCGTGTACTGCAAGTGAGCGTGCAATTTGAGTGCAGGCGATGCAAGAAAATCACCGAGCAAATCGAGCGCATCATTACGGATAACCTGCCCGATCATGTAAAGGTTCTGCAATGTACGCGCTGCGGCAATATGGGCGTGTGCTTGTTGGAGGCCCAGGCATGACTAAGAAGCTATTAATCAAGATCCTGGTGGTCACAGAATGCGTCTTGGGTATCCTCATGATTGTGATCCTGACTCGGTGAGCGAGCGTTTAGATTTAGACTTTGGCCACAGTGAGATAGATCATGGAACATCAGATGATTATTACACCCCGCCCTTTATCTTTGAGGGGTTAGGCCTGAGATACGCCATGGATGTATGTTCACCGCCTGGTGGATCACCTTGGATACCAGCTGACCGATTCCTCAGCATCGTTGAAGATGGCCTAGAAACGCCATGGAAGGGTCGAGTGTGGATGAACCCGCCATATTCCAAGCCTACGCCGTGGGTTCTTAAATGGATTAAACATAATAACGGCATTGGCCTAGTACCTATGAGCAAAGCCGCCTGGTTTAATGTCTTGTGGGAGCGGCCTGATGTGGCTTTCATTAGCTTAATTAATACTCTTAAGTTTATGACGCCCAATGGTGAGGCCAAAGGCATCTTCATGCCTACGGTTCTGATTGGTATCGGTGAGGAGAATATCGAGGCAATGCGTCAAAGCGGATTGGGGCGTGTGCGTTGAAGTTATCCACAGGAGTTATCCACAGGTGCGTAACTCTGTGGGAATCGCCCAAGAATCACGCTGATGCTTGACCTTATCGGTACGATGCAGACTGCACGGCAGGGCCCTTTAGGGATAGCCCGGCTGGGCTGGATTCATCTATTGGCCGCGCTTTGCTTATTGCTAGGTAGCCCTCAAGCTAGTGCAACAAGTATTAAAACAATCCAATCATATGCAGGATCATTGCTTACACCCTTGGAGTTCTCATCAGCTCTTGTCTTATGGGATAAAGAAAGTCGATGGGATATAAGGGCTATCAACGGCAATCACTACGGACTATGCCAAGGGCGGAGTACCTACATGGCCAGGGCTAACTACAAGCAGCAGGTGCGTTGGTGTATAGCCTATGCGTACAATCGCTATGGATCTATAACAAAGGCTTTAGACCATTGGAAGGCACACGGATGGCACTAAGACACAACAACAATACGGCAGAGTTTAAGCGACAAAGGCTGCGTGTACTGGCCAGAGATCAAAGGGTGTGCCAGTATTGTGGGGCAGGAGGTGCTACTCATGTGGATCATGTAGTGGCCAAGGTTCACGGAGGAGGCGATGAGATGAGCAATCTGGTTAGTAGCTGCGCTCCCTGTAACCTCAAGAAGGGCAAGAAGCCATTGGCTCTTTTTTTAGGCTCAACATCTACCCCCCCTGTCTCTCCAGACTATCTCTCTCCAGTCACAGTCAGTTCGAGCCTCCCTGGGCCCTTTGACGGTCAGCCAAGGCCATCGTGGAACTAGTCCAAGCCAGTCCGAAACCTTCGAAGCAAGGGGAAAAGAAAAAGCCGCTGCTGGGAGCTGTAAAACCACGGATCATGAGCATCCCGTTAAAGGGAAAATCTAGGGGCGCAGAATTTGCAGAGTTTGCTGAGAAATGTGGCTACCCGCTATTTCCCTGGCAGAAATTCATCGCAAATGACTTTCTTTCCGTGGATGATATGGGCGCTTTCGAGCGCAAGACCGTGGCGGTGATTCTTAGCAGACAAAATGGCAAAACTATGCTTATTGCTCTTCGGATCCTCTTCGGGCTCTTTGTCCTAGGGGAAAAGTCTATTGTGGCAATGTCTTCCAAGCGAGGCATGGCAGAAGATACCTTCCGCAAGGTTTGTTCAATCATCGAGGCCAACGAGTTCCTCAGAAGCCAGGTAAAGCTCAATCGTGGTGAGGTCGGCTACAGAGGCAACGGTAAAGAGCACTTGGATCTACTCAACGGGGCCAGGTACGAAATCGTGGCCGGTACTTCAGATGGCGCACGCGGCAAATCCGCCAACCTGCTATTCGTGGATGAGCTGCGTTACATATCCGAGGAAGCCTGGGCCGCAGCCAAGCCAATTACTATTGCGATGGGCGATAAGGCCCAGACTTATGTGGCTTCAAATGCTGGTGATGCCTTCAGCCATGTTCTGAATGATCTTAGAGACAAGGCCCTTTCGTATCCGTCTAAAACTCTGGGTTGGTACGAATACTCAGCTCCACAACACGCTAAACCTACGGATCGTTCCGCCTGGGCTATGAGCAATCCCAGCCTTGGCATCACAATCAGCGAATCGGGCTTGGAGGAAGCTCTATCGGTCATGCCGATGGAAAAGTTCTTGCCGGAGCATATGTGCATGTGGGTTTCATCGCTTACAAGCCCCTGGCCCTTGGGATCTTGGGAAGCTTTGGCAGATCGCAACCTGTCATTGCCAATTGGCCCGGACACCTTCTTTGCCTTTGATGTCGCTATCTCTAAACGCACCGCATCTCTCGTAGCGGGGCAATTCCTACCTAACGGCAAGATTGGCGTGGGGATTATGGATCAATGGCGATCCGATACCGCCGTGGATGAGCTTCAGATAGCCGCAGAAATAAAGACCAAGTGGGTGGATAAGTATTACCCTCGAATGATCATGTTCGATCACTATTCAACGGCAAGCATCGCAGCTAGATTGACTGCCAGCGGCTGCCGAATGGTCGATGTATCAGGAACGGCGTTTTATCAGGCTTCGGGCGATCTTCTTGATGCAATAGTCAATAATCGCATTGTCCACATGGG